CCACCGATTGTGATAACGGCTCCAGAGCAACCGAAAGTCCATGTGCGGGTTTCGAGTTGGTTGGAGAATGTCACTTCAGGGAGCAGTTCGATCCATGCAGTGGCACCGAAGAAATTAGTCTGTCCTTTGGAATCGTTGATGAACAGTGGGAACTTACCCATGTGTGTTGCAGCGTCAACGTTATAGATACTGGACAAGATGTTGTTGCTTGTAGACGATTGGGCGAGAGTAATCTCAACAATAAACCCTTCGTCTTCTCTGTACATACGGGCCATTTCTCCATCCATTGCACGGCATTTAATGAATGGTTGCATGTCCTTGATGATACGAACGAATGTGCCATCGGCATATCCAGAAAGTGTGTGCAAGCCAGCAAGACTGATGATAACGTCTTTTGGCGAGTATAGAGCCATAGCCATATTTGTTCTCCTAGTAGAAACGAAAAAGGGCTTCCACCGTTAGATGGAAGCCCCGTCGATGTAGATTACAGCCAGCGAGCGTCGATAGTTCCACCCAGAGTTTGGATGGTATCTTGATCTGCTGGAACCAACTTGGCGTTACCACCAATGTAAGTTTGCAGGTCAGCAGCGTGGATTACCCAATCACGGGTGTTCATGCTGTTGCTGAACGCAGAGTTAGGAACAACTCCAACGTAAGCATTGTCGCTGAAGAAGTTAGAACGACCACTGTTGTCCTTGATTTGAATCGAGAACATAGTGTCCGAAGTCAAGCTTGCTGCATCGTTTTGGTACAGCAGGGACAGGATGTCGTTCGATGCAGAGGTTTGTTGCAAACTCAGTGTGATCGTTGCAGATGTGTTTGCGTTGTAAATACGAGTCATCGTATTGTCCGCACCAGTGTACATCGCAAAGGTTTCAGCAGAACGTTCGATAGAAACGATGCTGTCTTCGGAGTACCCAGAAACAATGTGAGCGATACCGCTGTTATCTTGTGTGATAACAACTGTCACTTGGTTCGGTGCGTAAGTAGAAGCGCGTTGAGTAGCCATTTAAGTCTCCTTGTGCGGAAACCGCAACCGTCCTTAGACGGTTACAGTTCCTTTGATTTTAACGAAGTGGATGGCACCAGCAAGGCGAGCTTCGAATTCAATGCCTTCGAAGATACGCTGGGCACGCAGGTTCGGAGCAACAGACAGAACATCTGGAACACGAACTACTGGGCTTGGGCTATCTGCCAAACCACCAACACGGATACCATCGTTCAATTGAGCACGGATTTCGCTTTCAATGATTGTGGCACCTGCTGCGGTGTAAGGGATTTTCTTGCTGTTAGCCATACGGAACCACAGACGTTCAGTCATGCGTGCTTCCAGCCAGTCAACAAAGACCATGATGTCGATGAACTCACCACCAAACATCTTACCACCGACAGTCACGGATTGTCCGCCTACAGATTCGTAAGTGTTACCGTTCTTGGCTTTGATGTTTGTGGCTTCAGTGTCAGACAGTTTGGATACAGTAACACCAGCCAGAGCTTTGTAAGCCCATGTGTTCGAACCCGGTTGTTCTTGAAGTTGGAAACCAATCCAAGCACATTCTGGGAACTCGGTGTCTGCTGTAGCAGAGTACATACCGAAGGTACGTTGGTATCCAAGGTCTTGCAGTTGGCTGAACAGGTCGTCCGTTGCAGTTGTCTTGACGTTAGACGCAGAAGACGATGTTCCGAAGACTTTCTTCTTGGCTTCGATTACACCAGCAACTTCCAATACATCCAGAGAGTTGTGGGATTCGATTGCCAGAGCGTACCAAGTATCGTTTTCGTTCTGCACTGCGTTAACAGTTGCAGCCCAAGCTTCAGTGGCCGGAGCGTTGGCTTTGCTCATGTTGGCAGTAGTCTTCAAAGACCAGTCAACAGTAGAAGCAAAGGTCAATGTACCGTCAAGGTTGTCAGTCAGAGTAACGCCAGTAACAGGAGTTACAAGGTAGGCTGTCTTCAAACCAGCAGCGATTTCGATAGCAGTTGGTGTGGCGTCAGAGACGTAAGTAATTGGTACGCCGCTTACAGTAAGTGTGTAAGTTGTGGTAGCAGCTACAGTAACAATGTTAATAGTGGCACCCGGAATCTGGCGACGACCAATTACAATGTTTGCAGGCTTGATTGCTTGACCGAAGAACTTCTGTGCTGCAATGTATGCAGACTCAGTTGTTGCGAAGTCGTCTCCCACTGCCAACAGAGAAGAATATACACGGGCACGTTCTTTGAAGTTGGTGTGAGCAGAGATAAAGGCTGGTACGTTGAAGTTCGTTTGAGCAACCGCAGAAGTTTCACGGCTGATCTGAATTTCGATGATGTCGGTTAGACGTGTCATTTCAGTTCCTCTTATGGAGTTGGATTAATGTCAGTGTGAGTTTCGAGAACATAATCAGGAGGACGGTTAGCATCATGATAGATGCCAGTGAAGTCCGTGGCGATGATATAATCTTGTTCATCCTGAGAAGTTGCTGTGTATGCGAAGTTTGCATCCACTTGATAAAGCATGTACATGTCCGTGTCCTTACGATAAGGCATACGGCGGTTTGTGATCTGTCCGTGACGGGCCAGTTTGTTTCTTGCCTGACTCTCATACCCTCGGGCAGTTCGTAGAGCAAATTGGATGTTCTGAGCAAGCTCAGCAGCCTCTGTGTCGTTGTCCATCAACCCAACCACTTCGAACCTCACCTTCGCCATCATATCGATTTGCGTGGTAGTTGTTGGGGTTGTGTCGAAGCCATCAACCATCGTCGAGTTGTAATCACTTCCAAGTTGGTCAAGTCGCTTAACATCAATCACGATATACGGAGTTTGTGGCTCTGGGATGTTGTTGTAAGCGAAGATGATTCTGCTTGTAGGGAACAGCTCAATGATTACATTGTAGAGACTGTCTTCAAGGTCTTTATAAATATTCATGGTCTGGTCAACTCCACTCTCATGCAGATTGCTTTGTAGTGGTTCAACACGCCCATTGCATAGTTAATAACCTTCATGACTTCGTATAGATCACCTTGCCATGTAAATCGATCTGCTGCCCAACCCGGACCAGCCTCTTTCAAGGCTTTCATTTCACTGCCCTTAGTGTACACTTTGAGAGTGGCTTTGGAGCGGTCAGCTTCGGGAAGCATAATAGTGTCGGACGATTTCAACACTGGTTGAACGTTGCATTCAACTTGGACAATGGACTCAGCACCGGGAACCGGGCGTCCTCTGTCGATGGTAGGTGCCGCTCTACGTGTAACGTCGAGGGTTACTTGACCAGTAGATAGGAGTGGTGGATAGAGCATCACATGCCTCCTTTTTGGATTCTGAATCTGACAGATTCGAGCATCTTGCCAGTGTCAATAAGTGGACTGTCTCGTCCTTTCTTCTCAATGGTCTTCTGGCTGTTGCCACCGTTAGCTGCGTATTCAAGGATGGTAAGTTGCATCAAGCCTTTGATTCGCTCTCCAAGCCCACGTAGGAGCCTTTGAGTGCTACGTCCATTAGTTAGAACGGAGATATAAATGTTCTTAACCTCACGGGCCATGTATGCCTGATACATGATGTCCTCGAACGTATCGTCCATGAACGGCCTTGTGGGGTTGAATGAAGTACCGAAGTTGTTGTAAGCGGCTACCTGTGCGACAGCAAGGTTATCATTCTCAGAACCATATCTGTCATCCCAGAAGCCGACTTCAATTTCAGTGTTATCAATTACGTTTACACGTTTGATGAGAGACTGAAGCTTCTTCGTCTCTACTTTAAGGGAAAAGCCCATAGCAATCTCCACCATTGTGTGGACCGCTACTTGGATATGTGTTGTCGTACAGACGGCGAGACTGAGAGTATCCGATGTTAATCTCACGGACTACATTGTCAGGATTCGCATCGTTAGCAAACATATCCGATTTGGAAATACCACCAGCGTATGGAACAGCAAGGCTGATCGCAGCATTGGGGTCTTTCAGAATTAGTAGTAGTGCATCTTTGTAGTTCTTGAACCAGTCACCACCGTACACTTCAATGTCACCTGTACGCTCACGAGTCATTCGTGCGAGTTTAAACAGGATGGCTCTTGCGGCATCAAGTGTGGCTCTGTTCTCATTCCCGTCATTACGATCTAGGAAATATTGGTAGTCAGCATCCGTCAGCATTTCAATGTCAGGCCAGATGTCACCTACTGCTAGACGAACACGGTCAATAGGGTTGTTAGCTGGATCACCTGTGTATGGCATAATTTACCTCCGGTTAAAGCAAAGAAAGGGGGCCACGAATGGCCCCCAGTCAATTAGGCACCAACGATACCGCGAACGATAAGTTGCGGACGACGAAGAACGTCGATGAAGTTGGATTCGGTTTGGATTTCGATCATCTGACCACGGTTGTCACCGTACTCGAATGCGTACATTTCTTGACCTTGAGTGTTTACAAAGTCGAAGTGATCGGCTGGACCGAAGTAAGTTGTGAAGTTGTCACCCATGTCAGACGGCAGGAAGTAGCAGTCGTTTGCAGGGATGTAACGAACACCATCTGGACCCACACCACGGTATTCCACGTAAGTGATGTTACCGATTGTGAATTCACGGTAGCGAGCGTCGTATCCGCGAGCGGTCAGACGGTCACGCAGGATTTGTGGAGACTGTTGGTAAGCCAGCCACAGAGCCTTCATTGTTGGGTGTCCGATGAGTTTGTTGAAGAACTCAGGGGAAGCGATGGCGAAGATTTCACCACGAACAGAACCGTCGTGAGCGTTGTCTTGAATGTGTGCGAATACTTCTTCTGTCTTTTGGATCAGGTCAGTAGTCGAAACGTTCAGTTGGAAGTCAACCACTTTACGTGTTGCACCGAATTGAGCGTACCAGTCGTAAGACACGGTGGCGTTCGGAGCGTAGGCAGTACCAGTTGTGATGGTGTGCCAGTGGGCTTTTTCCATTGTAGCAGCCCAGCTCTGACGAATTGTTTCCAATTTGCGAGCGCGAACAGCAGCTACAGTTTCCAGAGCGTCAACACCGAAAGCACGCTTGCCTTGGATATCACGAGGGGTGATAGCGTCGTCAAGGGTGAAGTGCGGCATTGCGAATGCGTGCATGCGACGGTTGTGGTCAGCAGACACAGTGTGACGAGCGCCACGGTGAACGTCCGCAATTACGTTGAAACCAGTTGTGATTTCTTCGATTGTCAGAGTTTCTTGGTTGGTTGTTTCTTTTCCGAACAGACCGATTTGTTCAGCCAGCGACCATACGTTAGGGATGATCAACAGGTTTTGAGTAAGATCAGTGTACTCGTAGTTGTTGCCTGCAAAGCTACGAACAGCAGCCTTGGCGATTTGAACTTGAGACATTGTGTTCTCCTAAGTTGGATTAAAGGATGGATACGTCGAGTTGATCGACAGCGAAAATGTTCTTCAGAGCCAGTTTGTCAGTGGCTGTTTTGCGTTGGTTAGCAGTTGTAACGTCAGCACCGAAGATCAGAGCTTCACGACCAACCTTGGCGTGTCCACGAGCCAACACCAACACTTTCGTGTATTCGGCAGCAGCAGGACGAGTCAAGTCATCGATCAGAATGTAAGTTGCGTCAGCCAGAGTAGCAGCAACAACTAGTTGGCCTGTGCTGTCAAGGACAGAACCAGTCAAGGTAGCGTTGGTTGCAGACTTAGCGAGAACTTCGCGGGTAACACCAGAGCCAGCTTCTTCTTCATATTTCAGCCAGTTGCTCAGACGTTGTACATCAGAGGCGTAAGTTGCCATTGGGTATTTCTCCTAATAAGAATGGGGTTAGATTACTTAGCAGCTTTTGGAGCGTACTTAGCTTTCAGGATTTCAGCAGTAAGGTCACGTTCTTCCGAAGTGGCTTCACCAGCACCAGCAACGCCTGTTTCACTCATCATGTCAGAGTTATCAGCGGCAGCTTTCAGTACAGCGTATCCAGCAACGGCAGCGGTAAACGCTTCGTCGGATACAGTTTCAAGAGCCTTGAGGATGCCTTCAACCTGATCGGCTGGAAGAGCAGCAGCAAGAGCAGCCTTGCGAACTTCAGTTTTGCGGGAGACTTCAGCGGACTTGAAGAC